GACAGAGTCGATATTGCGGAACACGTGCTAGTTTACTGGGTAGACCCGCAGGAGATAAGAGACAATATGTGTACTATATTACACAAAAAAACCACTTAATGGTTAATATGTGCTACATTAGTGAACTAAGATGAAATAATACTTGACAAATCCTAAGAAGTATGGTATAATAGTTGTACTAAAGAGAAAAAACTGCTTAGCAGTTCTGCTAAGTAATAAACGATATAAAAAACTAAACTATATAAAACTACTTAGTATAACTTCTAAGTTTAACTTAGAAGAAGAAAAACAACTTAGAAGTATAGTTTAATTAATGTTAGTCTCTACTTACGTAGGAAAAGGCTTAGAGTGGACTTAGAAGAAAAAGAAGACAATCAGGTTGTTGTGTCTATCCCTCGTAGGGGTCGTCCACCTAAGGCTGTCGTAGAAGCGAAGCGTAAAAGAGGTAAAGTAGGTCGTCCCCAGGGAGACACAGGAAGGATCGCTGAATTCAAAGCTAGACTCCTGAGTACTACTGGAACTAAGGTCATAGACACTGTCTTAAGAAAAGCCTTGGACGACAACGATAAGGATCAGGTAGCATGTCTAAAGATGTGCATGGACAGACTTCTACCTGTCTCACTCTTTGAAAAGGATGCGAAGGGTCAGCGGAATGCTGTAACCATTAACATTACTGGCTTGGGTGAGACTAAGGTGGAAGCTGTAGAAGATGTTGAGATAATCGACATGTTCGAAGGAAACTCGGATGAATCTTAACTTCGAACTCCTACCCTGGCAAAAGAAAGTATTCAGTGACGACACTCGATTTAAGGTAATCGTAGCAGGTCGTCGTTGTGGTAAGAGTAGACTCTCAGCAGTAGCCCTCTTGGTGGAGGGGCTGAGGTGTCCTCAAGGCAGTGCTGTGATGTATGTAGCCCCTACGCAAGGACAAGCCAGACAGATTATCTGGGACTTGCTGATGGATCTGGGTAGGGATGTAATCCAGAGCTCCCATGTGAACAACATGGATATCACTCTGATTAACGGTGCGAAGATCTACGTTAGAGGTGCTGATAGACCAGATACCTTGCGTGGAGTCAGCTTAACATTTCTCGTACTAGACGAGGTAGCTGACATCAAACCAGAGACTTGGGAGAAGGTGCTACGTGCTGCTCTGTCTGATAAAAAAGGTAAAGCACTGTTCATCGGTACTCCTAAGGGACGTAATTGGTTCTACGATATGTACAACCTTGGTACGTCTGAGGAAGACGAGGAGTGGAAGAGCTGGCACTTCACCACCAAAGATAATCCTCTCATTGATCCGAAAGAGATCGAGGGAGCTAGAAAGACCTTATCATCGTTTGCATTTAAACAGGAATATGAAGCAAGCTTTGATAACGCAGGAACAGATTTATTTAAAGAAGAGTGGATTCAGTACGGAGAAGAACCTAGCAATGGAGTCTATCACATAGCGATTGACTTAGCAGGGTTTACAAACAGTAACTACTCCTCCGCAAGAGCAAAGAAACTAGACGAATCAGCGATAGCTGTAGTAAAGGTAACAGATGATGGAGATTGGTTCGTTAAAAAGATTGAACATGGTCGCTGGGATGTCAAAGAGGCTGCAGCAAGGATACTCAAGAACATACGTCAGTTTGAACCAGTGGGTGTGGGAATTGAGCGAGGTACGGTGCGTAACGCTGTATTACCCTATCTTAGCGATTTAATGCGAGCAAACAATGTATACGCTCACATCCAAGATTTAACGCATGGTGGTAAGCAAAAGACTGAGCGAATCCTCTGGGCATTACAAGGAAGATTCGAGCATGGTAAAGTAATACTGAACGAAGAAGAAGATTGGAGAGAATTCACTGATCAGCTTCTGATGTTCCCAACCCCACAGGTGCATGACGACTTAGTGGATGCATTATCGTACGTTGACCAGTTAGCTGTAACGTCATACTTTACAGATAACTTGGAAGACGAATATGAACCTTCTGACTTTATATCGGGATACTGATGAGCATAACTGGTAGCTTATTTAGGATGGTTGCTCCTGGGTTAGTAGATAACCTAGAAGCACAAGGACTCTTTCGAGGCACAAGCAGAGCAACACCAAGCCTTGTCCCTGAGATGTTTATCGGACGTGAAGGTATTAGTAACTTAGGAGAAGCTGGAGTCATTGACGCTGGAGCTGCGACTAAGACCTTAGAAGATGCACAGCGTGATTGGTTTAGATTACCTGCTGATGAATGGATGGAGAAGTATCCTCAGCAAGGCATAGCGTTTGACCCTGTAGCAAACAAGGCAATGCTAGAAATCAGCGACAGGAATGTTGATCTTAGAAAGGGTGTAGACCTAAACAAGATACCTGAGAATGAGATCTTAGCATTCGATGAAGTCTTCAAAGCAGATACGCTAAAGAAAGCTTATCCAGACATCGGTGACGTTACTGTAAGCTTTATCGATGATCCTGCGTCTGGTCGTATCGCAGCTTTCGCTCCTGAGCAGAACATGATTCTATTCAATCGTCAGCATCCTGACTGGAAGAATGCCGATACTCCTGTAAAGGTTGCACTACACGAGATCCAACACTACGTCCAGGGTAAAGAACTCTTCACCAAAGGTGAAAGCTTTACTGGTGTTCTAAACAATAACGAACTCTTCGTAGATTCTATCAAAGCTTTAGACAGTTCAGTTGCTAAGTCTACTGCTGAAGCTTTTCGTTTTGCAAAAGAACATAAAGATTTAGGATTTACTCCTGGTGAAGTCTCCGAAGTTATGGGAGGTTTAGTCTCCAGAGATGGATTAACTGCTCGTAATTATCTAAAGCAAGCATTTAGAAGTCCTGAAAAAGCAGATAAGTTTATTAATTTAGCTAAGCAGTATCCTGAGCTAAACGCTGCACTAAAAGCAAAAGATATTGCAAGCTTTGGATATAGACAAGCGATTGCAGATTATATGAAAGTCGCTGGTGAAGTATTTGCTCGTCAAACTGAGCAACGTCGTGGTTTAAATGTAGCAGAGCGTATTCAAAACCCTGCTATGAGAGCAATCGAAACAGATCCTGAAAACATGTTAGCAGGTGTGACAATCGATAACATGACTGCTCCACGTGCCAGCGGTACTCAAGCAGCTATGACAGATCCGTTTCAAATGCAAGTCCCTCAATCAACCATTCCAGGAATTTAACACATGGCTGAATTTAAAGAAGATCCAGTAAACGAATATGACCGTGAGCTCGTAGCTTTCGTTGTAGACCATACACGTCGCTGGAGAGATCACCGAGATGTAAACTATCTAGACAAATGGGAAGAGTATGAAAGACTGTGGCGAGGGATTTGGGACGGATACGACAAGACTCGTGAGTCCGAGAGATCTCGTATTGTTACACCTGCGTTACAACAAGCGATTGAGAGCAAACAGGCTGAGATTTCTGAAGCTGTCTTTGGTCGTGGTGAGTTCTTTGACATTATTGACGATAGGACTGATGCAAATAAAGTAGATATTGCTGCAGTACGTCAGCAGATGCATGAGGACTTTAAGTTCTCGAAGGTTAAGAAAGCTTTAGATGATATTATTCTCTTAGGAGAATTATACGGTACAGGTATCGGAGAGATTACCGTAGAAGAAAAGACTGTACTGTCTCCTGCTACTCGTCCTATCCCAGGCACAAGCATGGCAGCTTTTGGTGTCGAAGAACAAAAGAAGTTCATGGTTCAGCTACATCCTATCAATCCTCGTAACTTCCTCATTGATCCTAACGCTCGTGATGTAGAGTCTTCCCTCGGTGTAGCCATTGAGGAATACATGCCCTACCACAAGATTGTTCAAGGTATGGTTGATGGTACATACCGTAAAGTAGGAATCACTCCTAGCTACAACGACATGGACTTAGAGCCTGTCCAAGAGATGTCTCCTAAGCAGGACGACAAGGTACGAGTTATTCGTTACTATGGTCTTGTTCCTAAGGAGTACTTAGAAGAGCTTAAGAAGAAGGATGGAGAAGAAGTAGTAGACCTCTTCCCTGAGGGCTCGATGGCTGAAGACTACGAAGATATGATCGAAGCTATCGTCATAATCGCTGATGATCAGTGGCTCTTAAAAGCTGAAGAGAATCCTTACATGATGAAGGATCGTCCTATTGTCGCCTATCAAGCTGACTCG